ACGTCTTCGGACAGTTCTGCTTCGTCTTCAATCCAGTGTATCTCTTCGTGTTTCTTTGATAGTTCCACTGCCCACGGGTAGAGGAACGGCCGGTATGTTTTTGAAAAATCTAGTAATGACATTTTTTTATCCCTCGCAAGCACGACATTCATCGTCTTCTTGTGTTTCTAATGATTTGTTTAGGTATTCCATAAGTTCTTCATATCCGCCCACATATTCTCCTTCCAGATAAATCTGTGGGACTGTTTTGACATCTCGGCCTGTCACTTCACGAGCGGTCTTACCTATCTCTTTCAGGTCGATGTAATCAAAAGGAATACCCCTCAAGCGGAGTTCTTCCTTTGCCATAGAACAGAATGGACAGTCGGACTTACCATAGACGATAGAACGCATATCACCTTGTAGTGCGACACGTTCTACCTTCTCAGACACGTTCTCTGCCCGTTGTTTTGATTCGGTGCGTAGGTAATAGAGACCTTTCAATCCTTTCGCCCATGCACTATAGTGAACCTTGTTTACATAAGACTTATCCGCACCAGACGGGAAGAACAGGTTCACAGATTGACCTTGACAAACAAACTGTTGACGTTCTGCGGAGTGTTGCACCACCCACATCTGGTCAAGTTCATCTGCGGTCTTGAATACTGCCTTCTCACCTTCGGTAAGGAACGGTAGATGTTGAACAGAACCTTTCTTGGTAATAATAGATGTCCAAGTGGATTCGGTGTTCTCACTTCTCTCATCAAGCAGTTGTTCGAGGTATTTGTTCTTTACCAAGAATGAACCCGCACGAGTTCGATGAGTATATGCATTTGCCTTCAGCGGTTCGATAGAAGGACTTGTTGATAGAATTATTCCTGAACTTGCGTTGGGCGCAATGGCAAGCAAGTGTGAGTTGCGCCTTCCAGACCCATCGCCATCAGGATATTCACCACGTTCTTGGGCAAGGAGTTCAGTTTCTGCAACTGCTTCTGATTTAATGTGGTCAAACACGGTTCGGTTGATTTCTCTTGCGGCTTCAGACTCCCATGCGACTCCATGTTTTTGGAGGAGACTGTGGAATCCCATTGCTCCAAGTCCGATTGACCGTTCTCTTGCTGCACTGTATTTTGCTCTGGCAATGGTGTCGGGTGCGTTGTCGATAAAGTATTGCAAGACATTATCGAGCATCCTAACAAGGTCACGCACAATAGTTGTATCTTTCCATTCATCGTAGTATTCTAAATTCAGAGATGACAGGCAACACACCGCAGTTCTGTCTGCGCTGGTTGGTAGGTGAATCTCATTACACAGGTTTGACCCGTGAATCTTTAGTCCTTTATCTTTTAACGGTTGCGGTAACGCATTGTTTGCCGTATCTATGAAGTTAAGATAAGGTTCACCTGTTCGAAAACGAATCTCAAGGAGACGTTCCCACAACTTACGAGCATTAACTGTTTCTTTTACTTCACTATTCTTTGGGTCACGAAGGTCAAAGTCTTTGTCTTCTCTGACACACTCCATGAACTCATCAGTTATATTTATAGCGTTATGAAGGTTCAACGCCTTTCTTTGCACATCACCTGTAGGAATTCTCATGTTCATAAATTCTACAACGTCAGGATGTGAGATATCCATATATGCGGCATAAGAACCCTTGCGTGTCTTACCCTGACGGTAAGCAATCATGTCTGCATCTACCGTATGCAGAAATGGGATTGGCCCTGGCGCAATGTCACTGACCGTTCGCACACTAGACCAATGTCCGCCAACACCGCCACCGTAAACAGAAAGCCACCGAAGCTCACTAGAATGGCTAATAAGACCCTCAAGAGTATCGGGGACATATGTGAGGAAACAAGAGATAGGCATCCCTTTGTCTTTTTTCTTTCCGTTGGGAGCGTTAGATAATACTGGACTAGCAAACATAAAATGCTTATTACTAACATAATCATATAGACGTTGTGCGAGTGCATCATCTATTTCCTCTCTATATTTTGACCACGCCCTTGCTGCTCTTGCAAAACCTTCCTGTGGTGAATCTTCATAATCTAGTAGGTAGAAATCTTTTAACATTCCGACAGCGTATTCTGCAAGGATGTCATCTTTGTTTCGGTCAATCTTTACGGGCATTGAGGGTGTCCTTAGAGTCAAAGGTTTTGTTTGGGGATAGTTATATCTATACCCAGACGAGTTTTCAGATTATAGTATTATACCCTAAATGGGCGGAAAAGTCAAACTTTTTTTATCAAAAATTGTAACCAAGTGAAATATAGGTCACACTATATTCTTCTTCGGAATCATCGCTGATATAAAGGTCGTTGAGAGAGAACATTAAATTCTTACTGACATGGTAATCGATACTGAACTGATTCTTGGTCAACTCATGATAGTCACCATTTTCCCACAAATACTTGTTAGTGATACTGATAGGAGAGTCAGGGTGTTTGTATCTAATCCAAGTAGAGTTTCGCCAAACGAGTTCTGTATAGTCCTCAGTTCCCATCTGTGTGATGGTGAACTCATGAGACATCTTCCATTTATCGTTGCGGAAGAACTTATATCCCCATCCCACACCTGTATGCGGCCGGAACTCTGCCATCAAACGATTGGCATTGTAGTTAAAACCAAAGTTTGCAATACCATAATGTCTTGGTGTGAAATTAAGAATAAACTCATACTCACCATCTGCGCGGTCAGTAAGGTCTTCACCATTCACTGAAGTTTTATAGACATTGGTTTCAGTTTCAATCTGAAAGTCTTTACCTTCAGGCTCCCATATAAACTTTTGATGTAGATTGAAACTCTTGGTATTACTATCTTCTACTTTGTAACCAAGTTTGATATAGTTCTTACCGAATGCAGGCCCTGACCAAACAACACAAGCAGTAACCAGTGTTGTTAATAAAACTAAGAATATTTTATTCATTATCTACGAGCCTTATCAATCGCACGAGAACCAAACCAGAACGAGATAATGGCAGCGAAGATTGCTTTTGTATCGTCATCCCAGAGAATATTAATTGCATCAGCGAAGTCTGTTCCCTTCTCTAATGCCTCCATTAGGAGTGTTATCTCAATAACAGCAAACAACCCAAAAAAACAGTATGTGATAATAGGGCGAACTGACTTCTGTAAACCAGCAATAAACCCTGTGCCTTGATTAATAGAGATATCATGTTGAATTAACCTATCATGTTCATTATCTGCGGCCTGTGCTTCCCATGCCCTTAACTCATGGTCGAACCCTGCTTTACGCAGTTCTGCCATAGTTTTCATTTTTTCTAGTTCAAACTTCTGTTGACCTTTTTGTTTGAAATGGTCTGTGATAGCAGGGACAACCGAACCACCAAACCCTAACACACTACCTAATAATCCACTTAACATTATTTACTCCAATATGTTTTACTTTCTTCACGTTTATCTATAAATCTTTTGAGGACTTCAATATCCTTCTTCTTTTTCTTTTTCATATGGACAGGGACAATCTTTTCTGGATTTTCTCCCGCACCCGCAACCGCAGATGTGCCCATAAATTCTCTAAAACTCTTCATCGGGTAATCTCCCCTGTCGAAAAGTATACCCACTGTTTAGAGTTTTCGTGGATACCCTTGTATATGTTGATACCTAAAATTTCATCAATCGGAGATGCATCGGTCTCAACAACACGAATCTTATCATCCTTCTTTACGACATCTTCACATTGAACAGTTAGTGTATCGTATCTCATTCGGTATATGCCTGGCGATAGTTCATTATTATCAATCACAAACCACTGGGAGTCCTCAACCAGAACATCTAGAATATCAATCCCCGTTTCTTCGTGAATTTGCATCACTCTATCATCTGATAATTCACCATGTTCTCGTATGAGTGCGAGTGCTGCACCATAACGTGCAATGACAGATTGACCGCCTGGCGCCTTTGCCATTATTCTTTTTAGATTGATAACAAGTCTGATGAAGGGAGTATAGTGTGTTCTATATGCCTCACGGTCATCAGTCTTCAAAGTGTTGAAGTCTGGATTCTTCTTACCATCTGCATCGATGATGCCTGCCTTATACGCACCCATCTTCTCGAATGGTGTTACGAGAAGTTTCAGGAATCGAATCGTATAAACGAGGTCTGCTGCTGACTTTAATATACCCATAGTTCTATTTATATGTTTCGAAGTCTTTCAATGACTAATTTATCCATTTCAATATTGGTATACATATCGTTTTTGATTGCCTTGAGAAAGATAAGAAATGGTTTGAGTGTTTCCCAATGGTCGAGTTCAATCTTGAGTTCGAGGATGTCTAGTCCTGCCTCATGACCAAATACGTTGAAAATTACTATGAGATGATTAATGATGAGTCTTTCAGACAACTCACCTGTAGTTTTGTATCGATTGAGAAGTCTTTTGATATACTTAAATCTTTTTAAGTCCTCAAAAAACTCCTCACTGTCGATACATTTAGGATTATAATAGTGCTTCGCAGCGTATACTATTAAATTATCTTTTGTTAATTGCATTATGAAAAATCCAAACAGAGGGTATATTACCTCTATCTAGTCTTTCAGTATGCCAGTCATTCTTTCAACAAGGGTTGACTTCTTTTTACGGCGGTCAAGTTCTACGCCATGTTGGCGACCCAATGCTTCAAGTTCAACCTTTGACATATCATCAAGTGACTTATCACCAACAGGTGCTTCGGTCAATGTCTGAACTTCCACAGGGACTTCAACTTGTTCTACAACTGGTGTAACACCAAAGAACTCATCAATCTGTTCTTGGGTGAAACCACCAGATGCATACAATTCACCAGTGTCAGGGTCTTCCCATCCACGGGCAGTAGGGATAGCGTTTTCACACCAAGCAGGGGCTTTAATTGTCATCTTTATCATCCTTATTTTACATAACCACGGCGTTTTGCCATTCTTTCGAGAAACTTTCTTGCTTCTCTTGTTCTTGCATCATGTGGATTCTTTTCTTTTTGACCCAGTTCAGCAATTTCACTCATTGTCTTACCAGAGATTATGTCTTGTGCTTTTGCTACAAGTTCATCAGCGGTATCTTCTTTGACAGGCGCTTCGGTTGACTTCACAACATTTGTATCACCTGATGCATTGTCCTGTGGGCGTTTACCAGATTTTGGTTTGGTTGCTTGACCAGCTTTGGTAGTCTTGTCTTTAGCGTCTTCTACATCGTCTTCCATTTTCTTGTCAGACTTGTTATGAGCATTCGCAAATTCTTTAGACTTTCCAGATTCCTTGTCCATCATACCTTCTGGTTTGGTGGCATTGGACTTCTGTTGTTTTGCAGCAGTCTCAAGCATCGCAATCAACTGTTCAGTTGACTCACCGATTTTACTGATTTCCGCAGTCTTGGCGTTAGATGCAACTTTCTTCTTGTCATCTTTTTTACCAGCGACCTTTGGCATATCTTTCTTTTCTTCGCCGTCTTCTTCGCCACCATTCTCTTCTTCGCCGTTTTCTTCATCTTTTGCCATCGCTTTACCGATTGCTTTACGGCGTTTGTGTAAGAATTCATCAGAGTCATCAACATCGCCATCATTGTCGATGTCTTTGTCTTTACGGTCTTTGAATTTCTTCTTAGCAGCCTTTGGGTCGGCCTTATCAAGACCATCACCGTCATCTGACTTATCATTAGAAGCGTCTTCTTTTGCAAGTCTTGCTTCTTCTGTTTTCACATCATATTTTTTACCGGCAACAACAAATGTATCATCACCTTTTTCTTTGGCGGCTTGCAATGCTGCTGTGAAGGCATTACCTTCATCAGTTTTCTTTTTATCTTTCTTCGTATGACTGGATTCTTCGATGACTTCCATGTCGGCGACAGGGACACGTTCCTCGATACCATGTTTGAACTGGACATCATACCACTCAACAAAACCATCGTCTGTAGGAATCGCGTGTGATTCATAGACAGGTTTTCCAAGACCCCATTCAGGGTGGTTGACTGTGATTGCACAGTTGTGGTCTTTTGAATGACACAGTTCACGAATTTCTTCTTCTGTGTAACCTTGTTGTTTCTTGGATGTCACGGATGCCCACGCTTCACCCAATCTTTTCATATCTGATGTTCTCATTGTTATCTCCGTTTACATCCACATAAATTTAACCAGACCAGCGATTATCGCTGCACTGATAAGGTATACTACCTTGTTAATGATTGAGACGGTTCGAGCATTATCGTCTACCTTTTTCTCAATCTCGTCTAGTTTCTTAGAAAATTTATTCATGCGCTCGAAATTATTCTGATTATTACTTTCAAGATTAGATAATTTCTCTTCCACACGAGCAAGAGAAATCAATGCATCCGCAAGTTTGTCTATCTTATCTTCAAGACGGTCAAATCTTACAGAGGATTCTGTCTCAATCCTTGCGAGGCGTTCTAATTGTGTTTCCTTAGCCATGTCTTCCCATTAAACTATAGTTCTATTTATAAGTTGTTTGTTCTTTATTCGATATTTTTCTATTTTTACCGACCATTCATCAAATAAAGAGTCATCCAGTCCTAAATAATTTATAATGGTATAGAGAACATTCTCTGACCACTCTTCATCATTATGGAACAAATCGTATGGGTCAACCCCAATCCAATCATGTCCCTCTGGAATCATATTCTTGTATAGTTCGGTCAGTTCTTGACACGACTCCCACGGACGATTCCAAAACTTATCAACATCAAATCCATTCTGAATCAACCAGTGACCATCAGGATTATTCTGTCCTAGACCAAGTTTTGCTCTCGCAAGTTGGTCTATGTATTTAACACTCTTCTCTGTTCTTGACTGGAGCAAGATAGTCTTTGTTTCGCTCCAATCATTCCAAAGATAGTCTCGATAGTATTCTTTGTGAACATGAAAACCATACCCGTGGTCTAGTCGTATGTTCCAAAGAGTGTCATCCCAATCTTTACCCGATACAGGTTGACTACCATCCATATAATATTGAGAGATTTCATCGTTTCTCTCTAGAAACCATCTCTCAACTGATTCATCATGTTCCACCTTCTTTGTAACAACATCACTGTGTTCCGTCAGAAGACTTCCCAGAAACTCACCTCCACCGCCACCGCGATAGAGAACATTAATTAACTTCATCCCAAATTCTCAGTCTCAAGTCTCCTTTACCTTTGATGATTCTGTGATAGACCATCTTCGGTATGCGATACAATCGACCCTTTTCCATAATAAAAGGCAACTGATTGTCTAGTTGCAATTTCCAGTTATCACCATCGAGAACAGTAACCTCACGATTACAGGAGTCACGATGCCATATCAAATCCATTTCTTGGATATCTTCCCCAAAAGTTCTGACTCTTTCACATTTGTCAGGACTGAAGATATCCGTATAGGGTTTTACCAAAAGAAACTGCCTCCTCCTGATAGACCAAGTTGTTTCGCATATCTAGGCAAACGACATGCCCAGTATGCAGCCTTAGTTTTATCGTTCTGTTGGTCACACTTATGACGGGCAGCGAATGACTTACGCGCCTTAGGGTCATTGAGTTTAACCTTCAGTCCTGTGGTATCACCCCATGATACTTTCTTAACATTACCAGTTGAAGGGTCACGAACATATACATAGTATTTTTTCGGCCCACCTCTCTTCGGTTGATTCAGAGGCACATCTTGTTTGTCTTCTTCAAAGATGCAGTCTAGTGCAACGTGTTCACCACGCCATTGTGCAAACTCACCTAAGTTAGACTCCATGATATCTACATCTGCGGCATCCAGTTCGAGATTACCCGCATAGTATTGTTCCCGTGCTTCACGGAAGTATTCATAATACTTTTCTGACCCGACCCGAAAAATGTTGTTTTCAATAAGAGACGAACAAGTCCCACAACACTCGTCAGTTCCACAATCTGTGTGTTCTGTGAATCTTTGCATTTACCTACCTAAAAGTTTTTTGATGTCTGCAAGAGATTTGATGCTCTTTTGGAATTTCTCTTTTTCATTTGGTTTTGATAATGCATTAAAACGCGCCAGTGCCGTTT